CTAAATTTAGGCCAAAAAGGCGAGCCTCGCGCGCGCGCAAGTGTCATTTGCTGACGGTCCAATCTGAAAATTGAGGGACACTGGCACCAAATGACACTTGTACGATAAGACAAAGCTTTCTCTATTTTTTTATATATTGTGCCATTTGGGTTCATAATGGGTCATATACGTGGACGCGCCAAAGCCCCTAAAGTGTCATTCGGTGCCAGTGTCCCTTGTGGTTAGCGGTTTATGACAAGTCACCCACTATCAACAATGATACTTGACTTGCCACAATAGGGCCTTATTGTCTTTTGTGTGGGATAGCCCACAGGAGAAAGCCATGATTGAAAAGAACCATCCAATGCCGACCACCTACGCTGGCCTTGGCGGACGCAGGTCCAGCTACCCATTCATGGAAATGGAAATAGGGGATAGCGTCCATTACCCAGGCACACGCAAGACTACAGATCACCCAGCTTATGGTGTGGCCAAAAAGTATGCCATTCGTTCTGGTGATCGAAAGTTCTCGGCCAAGCCAGAAGGGGAAGGCATCCGCATTTGGAGAGTATCATGACCGAGGAACAGAAAACCATCCTAGCAGGCATGAAGCGCGCTGGCATGACCAACTCACAGATCGCCAAGCGGCTGGGGGTGACAGAGCGCGCAGTCAAGCGTAACGCATCGGCTATAAAGGCAAGCAAGAGCCTCACGCATAAGGCGGGCGGAATTGCGCGGAAATATCTTGCGCAACATGAAAGCCTAGACGATTTAAGCATAGCTTAGGAGATAGGGAAATGAGCAAGACCAAAGCCCAGCTAGAAGCTGCACTGCAAATCGCGAATGAGGCACTGGAAACAGCTAAGCGCACTATCATGGATCTGCGCGATGAGGCTACAGGATGGCATCAAGAGGCAAAGCGATTAGAGGACAAGTTAGCCGACGAAATGCAGATCACCCTCACAGCCGCAAACACCCGAGTACACCAGATGGCAGACAGGAAGCCGTGGAAGTTGATTGCTATCGTGGCGGTGGTCGCGTTCGGGTTGGGGTTGATGCTGTGACCCAGTTCGCGATCTATGTGCTGGCATTCACGGCGGCGCTAGTTTTCGCTATGATGCTGCTTATCGCTTTCATTAAGGACTAAGCATGGCTCGCAAGCGCAGGAAGCCCGCAGTTGAGCAATACGAACGGCCCACCGCCGAACGTGAGCGCCACACAGAGTTTCGCAGCGCCGGGGTGGCTAGGGTAACAGTTCCCCCCATCGAGCGGCTGTATGAGGCAGGAAAGCTGTCACAGGGGCAATTCGAGGTGCTGGCGTATTACGGGGAACAAGCTCGCATAGCCGATCGATCACTCACCCGGTCATGTTGCGACTTCACACCTCGGGGCGATGGCCACGGCCCCACGGCAGCAGTATTGTCAGCAATGCTGGAAACCGCAAGGATGGAAAAGCTGCTAGGCAACCTTCGCCACATCGCCCGCTGGGTTGCGCGCGATGATCGATCACTGGCGCAATGGTGCATTCACAAGCATGGTGGCCGAGAACGGCTGAACGGGGAGGGCAAGGTGATCGCAATTGTCCCTAAGCGCGAAAAGACTGTGATGGATGAGGCGCACAGGGAATTGCGTCAGGCGGCAAAAATAATTTGCGGTTAGACAAGGACATTAAACGATGGATGAAACAGACGCCCTGTGGCTTCAAGCAAAGAAGTCTTTTCAGATACGAGAAGAAGCTTGGGAGGTGATGTTAGAGGCCGCAGCCAAAGCTAAACGGGATTGGCCAAAACGCCCTTTGATCGAGCGGGCATGGCTGCGGACGAAATGGGCACTGCAAGGACTGTTGAGGGGAAAATAATCCACAACGCAAAAAACGTGCCAACCCGCTTGACAGTGCGCGGATGAAATGCGACAAAGCGATAGACTTAAGAATTGCGCCCGCAGCCCAGCTGCTCGCGGGCGCTTTCGTATCCCGCGCCCTACACCCGACAAACACCTAACGCTAATAGCTGGAAACAAAGGCGGGGAAGTTAGCGGCGCGGGTAACACAAGGAAAGCTGATGCCTCCTGACGCGCTGGCGCAATTCCTAGAGGAAAACGCCAGGGCATCACGAACGCAATGCACAAGCTATGTGATTGCAGGCGTCGGCATCGTATCAATTACCGTTAGCTTTGAACCGCTATGGGATGAAGACGATGAACTTTGACTATGACGATCTGGCCAATCGCCTCCTCTGGGTATTTATGGGTATAGCGATTGCGATCTTCCTGTCGGGTTTCATTGTTGGCATAGGCACTGGCCTGCTGTTCTGATGGAGTTGCTGATCGGCTGCGGCAACCAGCGCAACAAGAAGCTGGCGCTAGATAACGATTGGGAATGGACAGACCTAACCACAATCGACCACGATCCAAACTGTGGCGCTGACATCATCCACGATCTGGACACAACCCCGTGGCCAGTGCCGAGTGACACGTTCGACCAAATTCATGCGTATGAAGTGCTGGAGCATCTAGGCAGGCAAGGCGACTATCGCGCGTTCTTTGCGCACTTTGGGGAAATATACCGGGCGCTAAAGGATGGCGGCGCACTGTTTGCCACTGTTCCTGCATGGGATGATGTCTGGGCATGGGCTGATCCAAGCCACACGCGGGTAATCGCCCCGCAGTCGTTAGTGTTCCTGGATCAAACCGCATACGCCGCCCAAGTGGGTAAAACCGCGATGACTGACTTCCGCTGGCTATGGTCTGGCGACTTCGAAGTGATCGCCGCCGAAACCGTCAACGGGTGTTTCAAGTTCGCCCTCAAGGCACACAAACCAGCAAGAACAGACCGCCCAGCTTAGTGCAGCGGAAAGGTAAGCCATGCCCGAAAAACAAACGGAGAAAAAACCTTTCAAGGTGGGCGATGGAACCCCCGGCCCCGGTCGCAAGAAAGGCGTTCCAAACAAGAACACCACAGCCCTGAAGGATATGATCCTGACCGCCCTAAGCGATGCTGGCGGGATCGAATACCTCAAGCTGCAAGCCATCGACAATCCGAACGCATTTATGACGCTGGTGGGTAAGGTTCTCCCGCTTGACGTGCAGGCCAATCACACTGGCCAGATTGTCGCCCACGTTGTGTTCAAGGGTCTAAATGAAAACGGTTGACCTGATCTCGCCCTATGAGGTGCGGGAACAGTTCATGCCACTACACAAGCGCGACAGCCGATGGTTCATTGGTGTTGCTCATCGACGGGCGGGCAAGACGGTCGCCAACATCAACGAACTGATAATGGGCGCGACCAAGTGCGGGTTAGCCAATCCCCGGTTCGCCTACGTTGCGCCGCAGTTGAATCAGGCCAAGGACATCGCCTGGACCTACCTGAAGGAATACACCGCCTTTCTCAGCCCCAAAATCAACGAAAGCGAATTGTGGGTTGAGTTGCCGGGCGGGGCGCGCATTCGCATTTACGGCGCGGACAATCCCGATCGGTTGCGCGGCATTTATCTGGACGGGGTAGTGCTGGATGAGTTCGGGGATATGGACCCGACAATCTGGTCGCAGGTTATCCGCCCTGCACTGTCTGACCGCAAGGGCTGGGCTTGCTTCATTGGAACGCCAAAGGGCAAGAACACCTTTCACAAGCTATGGGTTGAGGCGGAAGGTGATCTAGACTGGACGCGCATGATGCTGCGGGCCAGCGAAACGCGGCTGCTGGACGACAAGGAACTGGCCGACGCAAAGAAAATGATGAGCGGCGACGAATTCGCTCAGGAATACGAGTGCAGCTTTGATGCTGCTGTGCGCGGTGCTTACTACGCCAAAGAGATCAACGAAGCTGAGACTGGCGTTCCCGCCCGGATTACCACTGTTCCACATGACCCAAGGCTGTTGACCCATACGGCATGGGACTTGGGCATGGCGGATAGCACGGTGATCTGGTTCATTCAGACGCATGGCCGCGAAACCCGCGTGATCGATGTGCTGAAGGGTGAAGGTGTTTCGCTCGATTGGTATGCGCGCAAGCTACAAGAGCGCGGGTATCTCTACGGCAATCACTATCTGCCGCATGACGTTGAAGTGCGCGAACTGGGGACAGGCAAGAGCCGCAAGGAAGTGCTGGCGGAACTGGGCATCAAGGCCACGGTATGCCCCAACATTCCGATTGCGGATGGTATTCAGGCGGTGCGGATGTTGCTGCCCACCTGCTGGTTTGACAAGCACAAGGTCAAGGACGGCATCGAGGCCCTGCGCATGTATCGCCGCGATTATGACGACAAGCGGCAGGAATTTAGAACAACGGCGCTGCATGACTGGACCAGTCACTATGCCGACGCCTTCCGGTATTTCGCAGTTGGCCATCAGGACCGCAGCGCAGCACCGCGATCAGCCCGAAGGAACACCGCATGGGTAGTTTAGACCAGCCAAGGCGCGGGCGTCCTCCCCGTTCGCGCGTTGAAGGGTCGGTTGCACCCGCCATTGAGGCGGTAATGCGACCGACCCCAGACCCCGTTCCTGGCGACAATGGCGCGGCCCTGCGTCGTATCGTGGATTACTTCAAGGCCACCGAGCCTGATGCATGGGAGGAACTGCGTTTGTGTCCCTTGCAGCACGGGTTGGAAGACATGGCTAACAGGATGCGCGGCTAATGGCGTCAGTTGTCCCGTTCTCCCCTGACAGCCTGTTTGACGCGCCCGAGCCGGAAGAAGGCATGACCGAGGGTGAACTTGCTTCGCTGCTGGCCAGCCATGAAACCCGCGCGGTCAGCTACTACAACAGCGAGATTGCGGGCGAGCAAGAGCAGGCCATCAATTACTACTACGGCAAGATGGACGACCTGCCCGCGCTGGACGGCTGTTCAAGCGTTGTCGATCACACGGTATCGGTGCACGTTGACGGCGCGCTGGCGGCTATTCTCAAGCCGTTTGTGTCGAGCGATGAAACCGTTAGCTTTGAACCGCGCGGCCCTGAGGACGTGGATCAGGCCGAGCAAGCGACCGAATACGTCAACTACATCATCAACTGCGACAACGCCGGCTTCCAGATATTCCATGACTGGTTCAAAGACGCGCTGCTGACCAAGCTTGGCGTGGTCAAGGTGTGGTGGGAAGACACCAGCAAGGACGAGGCAAAGACCGTTCCTGCCGATGCGATGATGCTGGAGCAGTTGCGCACCGATCCGAACTACCTTGGCGAGCAAGAGGTGCAGCCGGGTGTGTATGCGGTAAGCATCAACGAGACGCAGGCCGATGGCCGTGTGCGGATCGAGAACGTCCCGCCGGAAGAGTTCCTGATTAGCCCGTTCGCCCGGTCGATTGAAGACGCAACCTATGTGGCGCACCGCCCGGCCAATTACACGCGGTCTGACCTGATCGAATTGGGCATGGATCACGAGGTAGTGGAAAGCCTGCCTGCCGCCGCAACCGATGACCTGAGCGATCCGCGCGCACAAGCCCGCTATCAGGACGAGGACTGGGGCGCGAACGGGGAAAGCGGTGCTGACCCGAGCCGTGATATCATTGCTGTGCTGGATGAATATGTCCGGGTTGACTTTGACGGTGACGGGGTAAGCGAATTGCGCCGCGTCATTCGGGTGGGTGATATCATCCTGTTTAACGAGGTGACGCCGGACGTTCCGTTCGCCACGCTGTGCCCAGTCCCCATGCCGCACAAGGTCTATGGCCGTTCGCTGGCGGACTTGGCGATTGAGGGGCAGCGGGTATCAACCGCTATCACGCGGTCAACGCTCGACAACCTGTATAAGACCAACAACCCGCGCCCGATCATTGGCGAGCGGGCCTATACCGATACGACTGCGGAAGACTTGGGTAGCACGGCCCCAGGCGCTGAAATTCGTGTGCAGGACGTTGGCCAGATCGATTGGCTGGTTATCCCGTTTGCAGCCGACAAGTCCTTTTCCATGCTGGAGTATATCCAGCAGGGGGTTGAAGAACGCACGGGCATCCAGCGCAAGGGCAACGGCTTCAATGCTGAAGCCCTGAAGAAGAACGACAGCAACACGGCCACGGCGGCGGCGATTGACGAAAACAGCCGCAACGAACGGGCTGAAATGATCGGGCGGATTTTCGCTGAGACGGGCGTGAAACGGCTGTTCAAGCTGGTCCTGAAAATGGTCAACCAGTATCAGCCCAAGTCGCGGGTGATCCGCCTGCGCAATCAGTGGGTGGAAGTTGACCCGCGCGGGCTTGATCCTGAAATGGACGTGTCGATCACGGTTGGTCTGGGCATGGGCAACAAGTCCGAGCAAATGCAGCAGGCAGCCACTGTGATGCAGTCGATGGCTGAGTTGCAGATGACTCCCTACGCCACGCTGATCGGCCCTGACAAGGTGTATAACGGCCTCAAGCGGCTGTTCAACGCAGCAGGCATCAAGAACGTTGACGACTTCCTGAATGACCCTTCGCAGATGGCCCCGGAAGAACCCAAGCCCGATCCTGAAATGCTGAAGGCGCAAGCGGAACTGAAGCTGAAGCAGGACGAGGCGCAAGCCCGTTCGC